CTTGTACATTAAGTACATAACTTTAATCTGTCCTTTAAAGGAGAAACAGTGAACGATCAAGAATTTGAAGACTATACTAGAAGTATGCAAGAAATGTTCCGTAGTGAAGGTTGGGAATACTTCTTAAATGATCTCAGAGGAAGCGTCCCAAACGTCAACTCCGTTGAGGTTACTAAAGACTTAACAGACTTATTCTTTCGTAAAGGTCAGCTTGCTATCATGGCTAATGTTCTTAACCTTGAAGCACAGCTAGAAAGCGTTGTTGAAGAACGCAATAACCCACAGGACAACGATCAAGAAGAAGCCGCTTAATGCGTCTTATCTTTGATTTTAGATGCCCTGATAATCACGTTACGGAGGCCCTAGTAGCCTCCGACGAGACAGAACACACCTGTGGTTTATGTAACAAGATTGCAACTAGAATTATATCTCCTGTCCGCTGCTCACTTGACCCCATTAGTGGGGATTTTGTAGGTGCGACTATGAAGTGGGCTAAACAGCGGGAACAGAAGATAAAACTAGAAAGAAAGGCAAACTCGGAGTAGACCTTTCTTATACAAACCATGTCACTCCATAATACGTTAGTACGGAGATTTAATAATGGCTACACTCTTAGATGAGCGTCTTGAAGAAGAAGAACAGCAAGAACCTGAACAATCTGATGATTTTGACAATGACCCTGTAGAGCAGGAAACTCAGTCAGAAGTCCCAGACAAGTACAAAGGTAAATCAGCGGAAGATCTAGTACGGATGCACCAAGAGGCTGAAAAGCTCTTGGGCCGTCAAAGCTCTGAAGTAGGTGAACTAAGACAGGTTGTTGACAGTTACATTCAGACACAACTCTCAAACCAACAAGCACCACAGCAACAAGAAACTGTTGATGAGGTGGATTTTTTCTCAGATCCAGAAGAGGCCGTTAAACGAGCCATTGATAACCATCCAAAGATCAGAGAAGCTGAGAACATCAGTAAGCAGTACCAAAAGACCACTGCCCTGTCTCAACTTCAACAAGATCATCCCGATATGCAAAACATATTGACGGACGATAAGTTTGCGGAATGGATTAAAGGTTCAAAGATACGGACTCAACTGTACGTACAAGCAGACAAGCAATACGACTATGAAGCTGCACACGAACTGTTTACTCTTTGGAAAGAGCGTAAGCAAGTCGTACAGCAAACAGCTAACGCTGAAAAGCAAGGTCGTAAGCAAGCTGTAAAGAACGCATCAACTGGCGCAGCCACTGGTAGTTCTGAAACGAAAACGAGAAAGATTTACCGAAGAGCAGACATTATTAAACTTATGCGTACAGACCCTGAGCGGTATCAATCATTGTCCGATGAGATTATGAAGGCTTACCAAGAGGGGAGAGTACGAAACTAATCTATTAAGGAAATCTTAAAATGGCTACTTCAGTATATCCCAGTCAAACAGGTGCGGTAGACAATGCTCGCGCCGCTACATTTATCCCTGAGATTTGGAGTGACGAAATCGTTGCTGCTTATCAGGCTAACCTAGTTCTTGCTAATCTCGTTAAGAAGATGGCAATGGTAGGTAAGAAAGGGGACACCATTCACATTCCTAAGCCTACCCGTGGCGTTGCTACTGCTAAGGCAGCAAAGACTGCTGTAACGATTCAGGCAGACACTGAGAGTGAAGTGCAAGTCATTATTGACAAGCATTTTGAATACTCTCGCATGATTGAAGACATCACCGAAGCACAAGCTTTGTCTTCACTACGACAGTTCTACACTGGTGACGCAGGTTACGCTCTTGCCAAGCAAGTGGACAACGACCTCTTTACTTTGGGCAAGTCCTTTGGTGACGGTGATGGTTCTGATTGGACTAACAGTGCTACGTTTATCCCAACAACTACTGGGCTTGCTGCCTATGCTGGTGCCGGTACTACTGCTGCTTTCAATGACAATGCTTTCCGAGCTTTGATTCAGAAGATGGACGACGCAGACGTACCTATGGACAATCGTTCATTTGTTGTTCCTCCTTCATTGCGTAATGCAATCATGGGTGTTGAACGATATGTGTCTTCAGACTTTGTTGATGGTCGTGGCGTTCAGAACGGTAAGATTGGTAACTTGTACGGCGTTGACGTATTCGTAACTAGCAACTGTCCTCTGACTCACAGCACCACTGTTAAAGCTGCCTTCCTTATCCACAAGGATACGATGGTTATGGCTGAACAGCAGGGCATCCGCTCACAGACTCAGTACAAGCAAGAGTTCTTGGGTACGCTTTATACCGCAGACACGCTCTACGGTGTTAAGACGTTACGTCCAGAATCAGGTTTTGTATTGGCTGTAGCCGCTTAATCTATAAAAATATGTGTGAGGGAAAGCCTTAGGGCAAGTACCTCACTTTTTATTTGTTTATTTTTCTAGTAACAGTGGAGAGCGAGTATGGCGATATTTAGAGGGGACGGAGGGTCTGGGGACAGTAGTACAGATGCCTACGCCAGTCAAATAGCACTATATGCTCAAACTGCTACTACAAAAGCAAATGAAGCAGAAGCCTCTGCAACCGCAGCGGCCACAAGTGCAACTAACGCAGCTAACAGCGAAACTGCTGTAGATGGAGACGCTACCGCAGCGGCTAATAGTGCTGCCGCAGCAGCCACCAGCGCAACTACTGCATCCACAGGTGCAACTAACTCTGGCAATAGTGCAACTGCTGCCGCAACAAGCGCAACCAACGCAGCTACAAGCGCGACTAATTCAGCAACCTCTGCAACCGCCTCAGGAACGTCAGAGACGAACGCAGCGGCTAGTGCTTCCACAGCTACTACCAAAGCCTCAGAAGCCGCCACAAGTGCCTCAGAAGCGTCTGGGAGTGCTACAGCAGCGGGGACTAGCGCAACTAATGCAGCAACCAGCGCCACTAACGCTGGGACAAGTGAAAGTAACGCTTCAACCAGCGCCTCCACAGCGAGCACTAAAGCAGGGGAAGCATCCACCAGTGCTACTAACGCAGCGACGAGTGCAACTAATGCGTCTACTTCGGAAACCAACGCAGCGTCCAGTGCCACCAGTTCAGCGGGTAGCGCCACCACAGCTACAACTAAAGCAGGCGAAGCAGCAACCAGCGCAACAGCAGCAGCAGGAAGTGCAACTACAGCAACAACTAAGGCCAGCGAGGCCAGCACTTCGGCTACTAATGCCGCAACGTCTGAAACAAATGCTGGCAACTCTGCTACAGCTTCTGCTACGTCCGCTACCAACGCTGCAACCTCCGCAACCAACGCATCTAACAGTGCAACAGCGGCGGCAACTAGCGCAACAAACTCAGCTAACAGCGCAACGGCGGCGGCAGGAAGTGCAACGGCAGCAGCGGCTTCGGCAGCAGCGGCGGTAGCTACTTTATCAAACTTAAACGCAGACAATATGACAACTGGTACGCTCTCAGGCGGCACTTACTAACAAGGGAATTAAATAATGGCTACAACAATTGTAACTAAAAGCGGCTCAGGTGCTCCCGCAGCCTCCGATTTGGTAGCTGGAGAGCTTGCCGTAGACTTAACAAATGGGCGTTTGTATACTGAAGACTCAGGCGGTACTGTTCTTGAACTAGGGTTAAACCCAAATGGCAATGTGAATGTCACGGGTACGGTCACGGCGGATGGGCTTACTGTTGATGGTACGGCTACAATTCAAAATGCCACCTCTCCTAGCCTTAGATTTTTAGATACTGACGCGGCTAATAGTAACTTTTTACTTTATAGCCCAGATGGTAACAACAGCCTAAGAATTAAAGCAGGATCAACGCAGACCGATGCTTTTTCAGTAGCCTCCAGCGGAGACATCAGCTTCTACGAGGACACGGGCACGACTCCAAAGTTTTTCTGGGATGCGAGTGCTGAACGGCTTGTTATTGGAGACAACACAGTATCCCCTTCGGGTGATGCTGGTGATCTTGTTGTTGGAGGTTCTACTGGAAGCAACGGTATTACTATTGGCTCCGCCACAACTGGTACAGGCTCTTTGCGTTTTGCGGATACTGGTGGTACAGGTCGTGGTATCGTTCTTTACGACCACTCATCCGACTTTATGAACTTCCACACTGCTGGCTCAGAACGCATGCGCATAATCTCAGACGGAGAAATTAGAACGTCTAATGCGGTAATAGTGGGTCGTTTAGCAGACCGTCAAGCTCAGGCAGTAGGCGTTACGGATGCGACAATTGTGCTTGCAGGTAACTCAAACGCTTCTGGTGCTGGTGAAGAAATTGGTAAAGTTGCCTTTTACACCCAAGACGCCAGCGGCGCTGGTCACAACCTAGCGGCTACAGTCAAAGCCCTTACAAATAGTGCAATTGGTGCAAATGCTGATTTAGTGTTTTCGACCAAGCAAGGCGCTGGTGAAGGTGCAGAGGCGCTGGAGTCCATGCGCATCGACGCATCAGGGAACGTGGGAATCGGTACTAACAGCCCCACCGAACTTCTTGAAGTAAACTCTACAGGAGCAAGTGCGGCTATCGAAGTAAGTGCCGGTACAGCCTCAACAACAACGGGCGAAGCAAAAATTGTTCTAAGGTCGCTGCATTCAGCTTCTGGAACAACTTACTCAAGATCGGAAATTGCTTCGGTTGGTGTAGCTGGTGGCGACTCAGATTTAGTATTTAGGACAACTTCAGACTCTAGTGGACCGCAAGAGCGCATGCGTATAGATGACGCTGGCAACGTGGGAATCGGTAGAAGCGCCAACATTGATTACCTGCTTGATGTTCAAAAACCCGCAGACGCCTATATCCGTATTTCTTCTTCAACAACTCAAGAAAACGCAGGTATTATTTTAGCGAATCAAAACAACACAAAGTGGACAATTGAAAAAGATGGGTCAGCACATAATTTGTTTGTAAAGTCTGCCTCTGTTACAGCAATGACGATTTCTCAGGCAGGCGATGTTTGCATAGGAAGTACAGGTGTTATCAGGGGATCTAGTCAAACCGGCGTAAGCATTGAGGCAGAGGGCAGACTTTATTTAAGTCGCGGCACTAGTACTGGTGGATTTTCTCACCTAGTGTTTTATAACGGTAATGGTCTTGTAGGCACAGTAAGTACTTCAGGTTCTGCAACAGCCTACAACACCTCATCAGACCAACGCCTCAAGGAAAACATTGCAGACGCTGATGACGCAGGCAGTAAGATAGACGCTATCCAAGTACGCAAGTTTGACTGGAAGGCTGATGGTTCTCACCAAGACTACGGCATGGTAGCTCAAGAGCTTATTGAGGTTGCACCTGAAGCTGTGCATCAACCACAAAACCCCGAAGAAATGATGGGCGTTGACTACAGCAAGCTCGTTCCAATGATGCTCAAAGAAATCCAATCACTACGCGACCGTATCGCGGCACTAGAATCTTAACAGGAGAAACAACATGGCAACATGGAAAATTAGTACACTAGAAAGAGCAACTTCAGACGGTGGAGTATTAATAGCTCACTGGCGTGTATCTGAGTTAGAGACTGTAGGCACTGGAGATGACGCTGTGACCTACTCAGCTTCCAGTTATGGTACATGTAGCTTTGAGCCTGACGCATCTGCAGAAGGTTTTGTAGCCTACTCAGACGTTACAGAAGCTAATGTTTTAGATTGGTGTTGGGCTAACGACGTAGATAAAGACGCTATTGAAGCAAGCCTACAGGCTAACATTGACCTCCAGAAGAACCCAACGCAAGCATCAGGAGTACCGTGGTAATGCTACTACTAGACTACCTAAACGCTCTCACAGCCCTTGTAACGGCCTGTAGCGCCATTACAGCACTTACTCCTACTCCTAAAGACGACAAGATTGTCTCTAAGCTGTACAAGTTCTTAGAGATTGGTGCATTGGTTATTGGTAAGGCTAAACGATAAATGCAAGAAGAGGCAAAAAACGCAGTGGACGCGCTGGCGGTAACTACTACAGTGTCTACCCTAATGGGTTGGCTCCCTGCTGTGGCTGCTGCTTTAAGTATTGTATGGACTGTCGTTAGGATCTTTGAGACTAACACAATTCAAAACTTAATCCACAGAAAGAAGGAC